GCACGCCCGGGTCCACGACGCCCGCCACACATACGCGTCGTGGCAGATTCAGGGCGGTGTGTCGCTCGCCGAGGTCGGTCGGCTGCTCGGACACGTGTCGCCGCTGACGACGCAGCGGTACGCGCACCTGGCCGAGACGCCCAGCGATCGCGTGCTGGCAGCGCTCCCCGACCCATCCGGGCGTGCCACAGACGTGCCACAGCGCGGCGCTATCTGAGGCCAGCGGGTTCTAGGTGTGAACAGCCGAAACTAGGTGTGATGCAAGGCTTTTCGGGCATCCGCGCCGACGTGCGCTAGGAGACGCTAGGAGCCTGGCACGCTCTTTTAATCCGCGGGTTCTGGGTTCGATCCCCAGGCGGCCCACCTACTCCCGCAAGGGATCCCTGCCCTTGCGCCCGCAGCGCGTGCCACAGACGTGCCACAGCGCGCGGGCTAGCGTGGGCTAGCGAGCCCTGGCGCATGCCGGTCCTGCGACCGCTACGATCTCGAACAGCCCAGGCCACACGGCCAACTCGGGGGCGCAGAGCATGGGGGCCACATCATGAAGTCCACGACCGCAGCCGCGTGCCTCGTCGCGGCACTGAGCCTGGCCGGGTGCGGAGCATCGAGCGGGACCGCGACGCCGGGTGCGTCTCAGCCGGCAGCGGGCGAGTCCTCGGCCGCCGAGACGCCCGCAGGTGAGACACCGGCCGAGCCGGCGTACACGGTCGCGCAGCAGAACGCGATCGAGTCGGCGCAGTCCTACGTCGACGGGCAGTCGTTCAGCGAGAAGGGCCTGCTCAAGCAGCTCACGTCGGACTACGGCGAGGGGTACGCGAAGGCGGATGCGCTGTTCGCGATCAAGCGGATCAAGGTCGACTGGAACGCCGAGGCGGTCGAGGCCGCGAAGTCGTACCTGGAGACGGGGTCGTTCAGCCGCAAGTCGCTGCTGAAGCAGCTGACCTCGGCGTATGGCGACCAGTTCACGCAGGCGCAGGCGGAGCAGGCCGTGAAGGCCGTCGGCCTGTAGCCCTGACTGTCGGACCCCCGGCGTACCGTCGCCGGCATGCCCCAGCCACTCACGGACCTCGAGCGCAGCCTGCTCGACTTCGCTGGGAAGACGTGGCGGTACGCCGGGCACCGCGACCAGGCGATCCGGGACCTGTTCGACCTGTCGGCGACGCGGTACCACCAGCTGGTGCTCGGCCTGCTCGACCGGCCGGAGGCGCTGGCCTACGCGCCCACGACGGTGCGTCGGCTGCAGCGGCTGCGTGATCAGCGCGCACGGGGGCGCTCGGTGCGATCATGGGCGACATGAACCGCTACGAGGTCTGCGTCGTGCCGTGGGAGCACGGGTGGGAGTTGCACGTCGACGGCGTCGGCGTCACGCAGGTCGAGGATCTGTCTGACGTCGACGCGCAGGTGCGGAGCCTCGTGCAGGCGGTGCTCGAGGTGGACGCGAGCGATGCGGTCGTGGCGATCCTGCGCTAGGTCTGCCCCTCCGGCAGCACAACGACGAAACGCCCCCCGACCAGCAGCCCTTGGGGCTGGGTCGGGGGGCGTCGTCGCTCGACCGGAGGGTCCGGTGACGGCCGAGCGGGTCAGGTCTTCGTGAGGACCCGGACGTAGTCGAGGTCGAAGGTCTGCGCGAGGTTGGTCGCCGCGGTGGGCTTGCCGCCCCAGCTGCCGCCCATCTGGAGGTTGAGGCGCAGGTTCCACTTCACCGGCCGGTCGAACACGGTCAACCAGGGCAGCTGCGCCGTCGTGGGTGCCCAGATGACCTTGTCGTCGAGCAGGAACCGCAGGGAGCCCTTCTCCCAGTCGAGGGCGTAGACGTGCCAGTCCTCGGGGTTCCAGCCGGTGACGGGGATGCGGTAGCCGCGGTGCGGGATGTGGGTGGCGCCGGTGCGGTAGTCGTTGTGCAGCGTCGGCCCGATCTCGCCCTTGGCCGGCCAGGCCTCCATGACGTCGATCTCACCGTCGCCGCCGTCGTCGGGGCGGAGCCAGAACGCACCCCAGAACCCGGTCGCGTCCGCACCCCACGGGTGGCGCATGCGGGCCTCGACGCGGCCGTACTGGAAGGAGAACTTCCCGATGGTGTCGAGGTAGCCGCAAGGCCACTTCCCGTCAGCCCCAGGGGCGCCGCTGCTGAACGACAGGACACCGTCCTTCACGATGGCGTTCTTCGCCCAGTTGCGGCCGTCCATGTTGTTCTGGGTGGTGTTGTCGCGCACGTTCCACTTCGACCGGTCGACCGAGGTGCCGGCGAAGGTGTCCTCGAAGGCGACCTTCCACCCGGCCGGAACGGCGCCGGCCGATGCGAGCTGCGCCTCGAGGTCGCGGACCCGCTGCTCGAGCGTGAGCCGCGCGCTCTGGCACGCGGTGAGCGCGGTGCGGGCGTCGGCGGTGGCCGCGGTCTGCTGCGCGAGCGAGCCGGTCAGGGTCGTGACCTTCTCCGCGGCCGCGGCGGCCTCACGCTGTGCGATGTCGCGCTCGGTCTCCGCGTTGCTCAGGGCGAGGGCCTGCGCCTCGAGGGTGGCGTCGATCGACGCTCCGAGGCTGGTGAGCTGCTCGGCGTACATCAGGCACCCCTCGTCGTTCGGCTCGAGCGGATCCAGTTGCCTGCGAGGGTCCGCAGGTAGGCGACGCCGTTGACGACGCGGACGGCGGTGTAGGTGAAGGTCTCGCCCTTGGCGCGGCGCTTGACCTGACGGGTGTGGCCGCCCGGCTCGCGGCGCACGGCGGCGCCGCGTGAGTCGGTGACAGTGGCCCGCCCGCGGGTCGGCTTGAGCGACTGCCTGTAGGCCTCCCACGTCGTGGGCTTCACGCCGAGCGAGGCCTGTGGGTCGGGCCGGTTGCCGACCAGGCCGTCGCGCCCGTTGTTGTATGCCCGCACCTGGCCGGCGGCAGCCGAGGACAGGTCGGAGCAGCCGACCGCCACGGCGTGGATGTGCTCGCCCCAGACGCCGGCGGCGTAGGGGCGCAGCCACGCGGCGAAGCCGACGGTGCGCAGCGCCTTGACGGCCTTGAGCTTCTGCTTGCGGTTCTTCATCGGCACGGTGCGGATGTCGATGACGCCGCCGCCGGCGTGGGTGCCGCCGGAGGCGAACACTGCGTTCCCGTTGTAGGAGCCCTGGGCGTACTGGAACGAGAAGCCGGCGACGCGCTGCGCCTCGGCGAGCATGGCGGCGGTGCGGGCGTCGGTGACCTTCCCGCCCGCGAGGGGGACGCGGGGCATCAGTGGTCGCCCACCGGCTCGTCAGGCGTCACGACGTCGTGCGCGAGCTCCTCGACGCTGAGCGACGGGCCGTCGTTGCCGATCTTCGCCGACGCGATCGACGTCAGGACCGACAGGACCGCGAGGGAGACCGCGGCGTAGCCGACGGCCTGGGTGGCGGAGACGAGCTCGCCGACGCTGGTGTAGGTGACGGTCCCCCAGGCGAGTACGGCGCCCTGTGCGGCGGACTTGATGGCGCGCTCGGCGGTGGCCTTCCAGAACAGGATGGTGAACATGGGCGTGGACTCCTCATGATGAAGCCCCGCACCCGGGGGTCGGGGGCGGGGCGTGGGGTGGACGGGTCAGCGGTCGAGCTCGGGTGGCCACTCGGGTGGCGGTGGGGGCTGACCGTCGCTGATGTGGCGCCGAAGCCGATGTACGTAGTTCGCCCATGCTCGGTCGCGGCGCTCGAGCGCCTGGATGCGTCGGTCGTTGGACACGACCTCGGCCCGGGTGTCGGCGAGCTCGCCACGCAGGTCGGCGATGATCAGCTCGAGCGACTTCTGGCGCGAGGACAGCACTGCCGCGATGACCACGACGACCGCCGCGAACAGGGTCCCTACCAACGCCATAAGGGCCACGACTTCGGCCTCGCTCACGACGAGACCCGGCGCGCCGAGATGGTCGTCCCGTTGGTCCCGCCGGTGCAGTTGAGAGCCCCGCCGGAGGACTGCCACACCCACGCCTCGACGTAGTCCGCGGCCGCGAACTCCCGCTCGATCGTGACGGCTACGCGCGTCGCGGCAGTCGCGGTGGCCGCGACACCGCCGTCGCTGAGGACAACGTTCGACGACGACCGAGCCCCGGCGCCGTTCTTCGTCAGGTTGATCGCGCGTCCACCGGTGCCGTTCGCGTCGAACAGCGCGTTGACCACGATCAGGTAGCGGCCTGCAGTCGGGAACGTGAGGCGGCTGGTGTTCGACGACGTGGAGTGCATGCTGTCGTTGTCCCAGGACTCAGAGTCCCAGGAGAGCATCTCCCAGGTGTTGTTCGCGATGGAGTCGGCCGCCGACATGTAGAGCGAGCACCGCGGCGGGTCGAGTAGGAAGTTGATCGCGTCGCGGATGTCGTCGTTGCCGTAGGCGGCGGTGATCTTCCCGCCGACGACGACGGTCTGCTGGCTCGGGACGGTGGCCACGGTGCTCCCTCGAGGTTGGTGGTGGTCAGAAGGCCCAGCGGGCGCAGTCCCACACCTCGACCGGGTCACCGGCGGAGTGGGCCCGAGCGATGGTGGGGGCGACGCCGCGCACGATCGTCACGGTCCGCGGCGAGGACCCGCCGGCGGGGGCGGAGGAGATCGTGCAGCGTTCCCCGTTGATGTCGATGTCCATCGGGTAGTCGCCCACGGACGTCGACAGGGTCTGGCCGCCGGTCCATGTCAGCGTCACGGACGTGCCGCTCGAGGTGAGCGCCGAGGCGGTGCAGATGCCGTCACCCCACGCCCATCGCGCGGTGTCCCACAGGGACTCCGCGTAGGGCGCTGAGTCCAGGTCGAGGACCACGGGGTAACCGTCGACCAGGGGCTGCTCGGTCCAGCCCGCGACGTAGCCGTCCATGCTGGTGACCCCGAGGTAGGTGCTGGGAAGGTTGTCGACGCGGACCCGGTCGCCGGCGCGGACCGCGAACCAGTCGGCGTAGAGGTCGTTCGCGGCAGTCCAGAGGTCGAACATGACCTGGGAGACGCGCAGCTTCTGGTCTCGGGTGGCAGCGATCGCGGCCGACGCTACGGCGTGCAGCTCGACGGCGTTGCTCAGGAACGTCTCGACCCCAATCCCAGCCGCCCCCGTCGTCGCCGGCGCGGTGGCATCGATCGCCAGCGCTGACCGCTCAGGGCTCGACGCGACCGCGGACGACGCGCGCCGGCCGATCTCCCGAAGCAGGGTCGGAGCCGCGGCGAGGTCATCCTCGGCGTCCAGCGTGAGGGCCACCGTCGCCGAGCGGGCCGAGGATCGCTTGGTGATCCTCGCGGTCTGCGTGCCCGAGGCTGCGTACTCGTGGTAGACGATGCCTGCGTACCCGTTGGCGAGCTGCTGCACCACCTCTAGCGCGTTGCGCCCGCCGGTCTTGAGCACCGTCCCGGGTGTGTAGGGCCCGGTCGCCGGGAACTGCTGGATGTCGGCGCCGAGGGCAGAGAGCCCGGCGATGAACTCGATGGCGTCCAGCAGTTCCGTGCCCAGGCCGCCGCCCTTGACCAGGTGGCACGGGTACAGGGCACCAGCGCTGCCCGCGTAGATGCCCAGGGCGCCGACGGACTGGTCGAGCAGACCGCCGACCGACAGGTGCGTGTAGGTGCTGTGCCCGCTGTGCGAGACCGTGACTTCGGACGGGTCGGCGCCGTCCTTGTCCACGACGAGGCGGGCGATGCCGTCGCCGTAGTCGTACAGGCACAGGTAGTGCCACACGTTCGCCGCCACGGCGATCGAGGCCGACTGCCCGGACAGCGAACCGTCGACGTAGTAGTTGAGCCAGTAGTAGGTGATGCCGCTGATCACCCCGGTCTGGATCGAGATGCTGTTCCGGCTCGACGACCACCGCCCGGCAGACAAGGAGAGAACCTCGTCGAACGCGGACGCGTCAGGCTTCGAGACCAATGTGGCCGAGAACGACGTGCCGTCCGGCAGTGAGAAGCACTTCGTCGGCGACCAGAGACCCTTGCCGGACGACATCGACACAAAGCTGTCGTCGCCGTCGGCGAAACCCGCCGCACCCCAACTGATCTCCCCCGACCCGGGCGTGGCGTCGCGGACGGTCAGGTTGGGGAGGTTGCCGAGAGCGTCGGCGGCCTCCGCCGTGTAGCCGTTGTCGGACAGCGGCCAGAACCCGGTGCCGAAGCCGCGACCGGTCACGTAGGCAGTGAGGGAGCCGGGGAGGTCGCTGATGCGCGCCAGCATCCCAAGCAGGTCGACGGCCTCGACGTGGGTCACGGACTGGTTCGGGGACTGACCGAGTTCGGGCTCGAGCACGGTGATCCAGCCGTGGAACCGGTACGACGTCGTGCCCTTGGTCACGGCGACTCGGACCCGCTTGCCCTCGACGAGGTTCGGGTACAGCGACGAGAGAGGGTTGTCGGGTGTGTAGGTGCCGTCAGCGTTGTCGAGGTCGAAGTTCAGCGTGCCCGGTTGCGGGTCTCCGCCGGGGTCGCGACCGACCTTGATCTCGAGGGTGTCGCCGCGCACCGCGGTCGTGACTGCTGTCCACACGCCGGCGGTGAACTCGACCTCGACGGCGACGGACGTTGGTGCGCCTGCGGCCATGTCAGGCCACCGCGCCGTTGCGGCCCGCGCGCGTGGTGGCGGCAGCGACAGCGCGGGCGATCTGCGCGGGCGATCCCAGCGGCTGCGTCACGTAGATGTTGTAGGTGTCACCGAGCCCGCGGCCGTCGAGAGGGACGATGGCCTCGTCGTAGCGGCCCTCACCGATGTTCGCCAGGATGCCGCCCGGGCGGCGGCGCACGATGCCGCCCGCAGCGAGCTGCGGGATGTTCGGGGTGTTGACGGTCCACCCGCCGACGGTGACCTCTCCACCAGGCAGGGGGCCGTTCCAGTCGAAGTCGAAGCTGGGGAACTGGATCTGGAAGTCGTTCCAGGCGCGGATGATCCAGTTCAGGGCGTTGCGGAACGAGTCCTTGATGCCGTCCCACAGGCCGGACACCGCGGAGCCGATGCGCTCGGGTAGGCCGGTGAACCAGCTGACGAGGGCCTTGCCCTTCTCGATGATCCAGCCGACGACCGTCGAGAAGACCGTCCACAGCAGCTTGTAGTAGCCGATGATGAAGCCGATGACGCGCTGCAGGATCGGCCAGGCGGTGTTCATGAACCAGTTCACGACGGCCGAGATCGCGGTCTTGATGCCCGTCCAGACGGCGTCGACGATGCGTCGGAACGTCTCGTTCTTCTGGTAGGCGAGCACGACGATGGCTATCAGGGCGGCGATCGCCAGCACGACCAGGCCGATCGGGTTGGCGGACAGCGCTGCGTTGAGCAGCCACTGCCCGGCCGCCATGACCTTCGAGGCCGCGGCCGCGGCGTACTGCGTCGTCGTCGACCAGGCCGTGGCCGCGGCGTTCTTGATGACCGAGGGGCGCAGCATCCCCAGCGACGGGATGACGAAGTTCGCGACACCGGAGGCCATGTCGGCCCAGCCCTGCAGGTACGCCGCTACGCCCTGCTCACCGGGGCCCTGAAGGACGGTGGACAGGCCGTCGACGGAGTCCTTGAGGCCCATGATGCGCTGCTCGGAGACGTCGGCGTGGTCACCGACGCGGCCGAGGCTGTCGCCCTTGCCGGCGGCGTCCTCGATCTGCTCTCCGGCCTTGTCGGCGGCGTCACCGACGCCCTTCATGGCCTTGCTCGCGGAGACGTCCTCGCCGAAGAGGCGGTAGGACATCGCGACGCTACCCGCCATGGCCGGCCTCCTTCATCTTCGCGACGTACTCGTCAGCAGCCGCGGCGAACATCAGCCAGGTGCTGTAGGGCAGGTCCCACACCGAGCCGGGGTGCCCGGACGGGTGCGGGGTGAGGCCGCCCCAGAGGCGGCTAACCACGGTCAGGCGGCGGTAGACGGCTTCTTCGAGGTCTTCTTCGCGGCGGCCTTGCGCTTTCGGTCCGCCGGTCGCGCGACCGCTCGGCCGGAACCCGGCCGGGTAGGGTCCGGGCGGCTCGCAGGGTCGAGGTCGTCCTCGTCGGGGTCGCCGGGCTCGCGCACGAACTCGACCTCCGACATCGGGACGTCGCAGGCCTCCTCGAGTGTGAGGTTCTCCCCGGCTCGGCGACGCGCGAACCACACCGTGATCCCGGCCAGGAGCAGCGCCTCGTCGGAGCGGTTGCGGTCGTGCTCGTCCAGCGCGCGGACCCGCTGGTGCAGGTCCTCGAGGTCGGCGCGGGATAGGCCCGTCGCTGCCTTGAGCGCGAGGTGGTCGGCCAGTGTCGCCTCGAGCAGCGGGTAGGCGACGCCCTGGATGATGATCTTCACTCGGACCCTCCGGACAGGGATTCGATCGCGTCGTACATGGCGGCCTTGACGGCCTCGTCGACGTCGTTGGCTCGAGCGGCGATGGGGCGCTCGAAGTAGGGGCGGCCCTTCTGCTGCACCCACGTGTCCCCTCCGAACACGCGGTGCCGGAACACGGGCTTGTTGTAGGCGCGGACCATGGCGCGCTGAGCTTCGGGCAGCTTCGCCCTCGACGCCTGGATGACGACGCCGGCCTTCGTGGGGCTTGCCGAGATCGTCACCCCGATGCCCGCGGCGATCGCCGCGCGCAGCCCGCGCGAGCGGCCACCACCGCCGGAGACGGGCGGCTTGCGGACCTCCGAGCGCACATCGTTGGCGGCGACGTCGGCCGCGGCCTTCATCCGCTTGCGCAGCGCCGCCTTGAGCTTCGGCTCGACCTCGCTGGACTTCCCGAACAGGTCACGGAAGGCCTGAGCCTCCGCCCGCAGCACCGGCCGCGAGGCCATCACAGGGCCGTGTCGGAGGTCCGCACCACGGTGTAGAGGGCCGGGGCGGTGGCGGTGGCATAGGCCTTGAACTTGTGCTCGACCGTCACGATCTCGTCGCCGTTGGCGATCGGCACGGCCGAGCGCAGCTTGATCGCGGAGAACGCGAACTGCAGCGTCGCGAAGCCGGTGGAGAGCGCCTCGCTCGAGGTGTAGGTCACCAGCAGCGGGCGGGAGGTGTTGGCACGGAAGTCCGCCAGGTACGAGGTCATGTTCTCGTACTCCGCGGTGAACGACCCCTCGACCGCTCGGCGCCCGGCCTGCGGCTTGGCGGACAGCCCAGCCAGACCCAGGTTCGGCCGGCGCACCAGGTTGTTCTTCACCGAGAACTTGAAGTCCCGGAAGTTGGTCGCCGCGGTCGGCCCGGTCGCGAGCGCCGTTGTGGTCGGCGCGGTGAGCGTCCCACCGTAGCCAGCGGAGGCGTGCTCGAAGGAGTAGAGCGACGTCGGCAGCAGGGTCGGGTAGGTCAGGGCCGCGAACGACTGCAGGGAGTCGATGTCGCGGACGTCGAAGCCGAAGGTGAACTTCGGCACGTCGTCGTTGGCACCGTCGAAGGACCACTCGTCGACCATGCAGCCGAGGAAGGAGAGCGCGTCCACGGTGCCAGCTGTGGTCTGCGGTGTCCCCTTCTGGATGCACAGCGACGCCGGGCTGTTCCCGAACTGGTGGACCTGCTGGTACGTCGACCCCGACACCAGGGTGCTCGTCGAGGCGCCGTGGGCGGCGTCGAGCAGGACGCCGAGGCCCTTGGTCTGCGCGGCGACGGTCACCGGGCCGGATCCCTGGCGCGTGGTCTCGACGCTGCGGTAGTCGAGGTCGGTGAGGGCCCCGACGCGCAGGCCCTGGCCGTCCTTCCAGTTCGGCGAGAAGTCCAGGCCCTCGTCGTCGAACTCGAGCGCACGGTTCGGCGCGAGGTACGTGCCGTAGCTGGCCTCGGCGCGGAAGTTCAGGGAGACGGGGGTCGACATGGATCAGTCCTCCGAGGCGGGGGTGGACGTGTCCGGCTCGTCGGCCGGCACGCTGAAGGAGTCGGCGATCAGCTGCGCGGCCTCGTCGGCCGGCACGTAGATGGAGTCGTCGGCGAGCAGGTGGGTGGCGGCGGCCTCGTCGACGTCGAACTCGTCGCCCGGCTCCACGGCGCTGAGCCCTGCGATGACGACGTCGACCCCGACGATGGGGCCGACGTAGCGGATCCTGGGCATGGCTGGACTCCTCGTGATCGGGTGATGTGAGTGTTCAGGCGACGACTTCGCCGGAGACGGTGAAGTCGACGAAGGCGAAGCGCCCCTCGGCCAGGCCGGCCTCGGCCAGCTCGTCGTCGTCGGGCTCGTGGAGCGAGAACGTCGTGACGCGCGTCCAGTGCACGACGCCGCCAAGGGTGTTCTGCGGCGACCCCGAGACACCGGAGTCCTGCAGGTAGTCCGCGAGCTCCGCGAGCATGTCCAGGGCGGTCTCGGTGGCGAGATGCTGCACCTCGACGCCGCCGCCGCGGTAGGTGACGATGCGCCCGGTGAGGGCGAAGGCGTGCCAGCGGCGGCGCAGCGTGGCCATGCGCCCGGGGCCCTCGTTGAAGGTGACGTCGCGGATCTCGACGGTGTCGTCGGCGGCGTAGGTGCCGGCGGGGCCGTAGGTGACCAGCGCCGGTGCGGGCCACAGGGTCGTGCACACGGCCACGAGCGCCGACTTGGCTGCCTTGGCCGCGCCGGGGGCGCTCATGCGAAGCCCGGCATCCGGCGGGCGATGCTCGGCTCGAGCAGCTGCATCGCACGGGTGGGCACGGCGAACCCGGACCCGATGATGGTTGTCTCGTCGATCGCGCGACCGCGACCCGAGCGGCCCTGCTGCCCGACCTGGTACTGGTGGGCGGCGATGATCCGGGCGGCGAGCACGATGTTCGGGTCGACGCTGGTGCCGCCGGCAACGTAGGTGACGACGACGTTCTGCCGTCCGTAGGAGAACGAGGACGGCGCCGATGAGGACCCGGCGTAGACGATGCCGCTGGCCAGGTCCGCCACGTAGTCCGTGGTCGCGACCCCGTCGACGGTCACGGTCGTGATGGACGCAGCCCGGTCGGAGAGCAGCACCGCGGTACGGCCACCGTCGAAGGTCTCGGTGATCGTGGCCTGCAGGACCCGGCCGGCGATGTCCTCGACGACCGGAGTAGCGGCGGCGATGTAGAGCCACAGCTCGTCGTCGTTGACGGTGACCGACGCCGGCAGGTTGAGCTCGGCCTTGAGGTCCTCGAGGGAGCAGATGAACCGCGGGTCGGCGGGCCACACGTCGGCGATGAAGGTGCGGGGGAGGCCGCCGGAGTTGGCGCCCGTGCCGACGATGGGGAGGCGGTAGCGCCCGGCGATGGTGGACGTGAGCGCCGCCTGGTAGGTGCCGGTCACCGGGTTGGTGATGGTGGCCGAGGCGGTGGTGCCGTCGGGTCGGACCGCCGTGCAGGTCACAGTGCCGCCCACGTTGGCCGGAGCGCCGGTGTCGTCGGTGATCTTGACGGCGACGGTGATGGTCTGCCCGAGCTCGTAGGTCGTCACGCTCAGCCTCCGGTGGTTCGGGCGGTGGCGGGCACGGCGCCCGTGGTGGTCGCAGTGGCGGGGGTACCGCCCGTGGTGCCGGTGGCGGCAGGGGTTGCGCTGGTGGTGCCGGCCGCGGCTGGTGTCCCGCTGGTGGCGGTGGGTGCGAGGACCTGGCCACCGGTGGAGGACCCGCTCTCGGGGGCCAGGCCGTTCTCGCCGGTGAACGCCCCAGAACCGCCTTCAGCGGTCGCAGCGGCCACGGTGGTGGCGAAGGTCGCCGTGCCCGCGAACGTGGCGGAGCCGCCGTCAGCGGGCGCCGTGGCCACCGCGGTGGTGAACGTCGCCGCGCCAGTGAGCGACCCGGTGCCGCCGTCGCCCGTGGCCGCGCCGAAGACCGTCGTGAACGACGCGGTCCCGGTGAAGGTGGACGATCCGCCGTCGGCCGTCCCGTCGCCCACTGTCGTGGTGAACGTCGCGGTGCCGGTGAAGGCAGTGCTGCCGCCGTCCGCGGTGGCTGCGCCCTCCACCGTGGTGAACGTCGCCGCGCCGGACGTGCCGCCGGTGAAGGTGGACACGCCACCGTCGGCCGGCGCGTCCCCGGCCAGGGTGCCGAAGACGGCGTCGCCGGTGAACGTCGACGAGCCACCGTCGGCGGGGGCCGTGGCGGCCAGGGTCGCGAAGAGCCCGTCGGCGAGGAACGAGCTGCTGCCACCTTCGGCCGGTGCGGTGGCCACGAGCGTCGAGAAGGTCGCGTCGCCCGTGAAGGTGCTGGATCCGCCGTCCGCTGGGGCGCTTGCAGCAGTCGTGGCGAACGTCGCGGCACCGGCGAATGCAGTGGAGCCGCCGTCTGCGGGTGCGGTGGCGACGCTCGTGGCGAACGTGGCCGTGCCCGTGAACGCCGTGGACCCGCCGTCGGCGGCCGCGTCGCCGGCGATCGTGGTGAAGGTGGCGTCGGTGCCGCCGCCAGACGAGAGTGCGAGGTCGAAGGCCGCGGCGCCGTTGTCGCGGAGGTCGAGGTCGAACGCCACGTCGACCTCCTACGCCGCTACGCCGTCGTCCGACCGGGCGAGGTGGGTGCCGTCCTCGCGGGCCACCGTGTACAGCGAGGTCGTGTCGTCGTACCAGGTGAGGGTGTAGGAGCCGTTCCCGGAGCGGGTGGTCTCCTTCAGCTTCTCCCCGGTGATCGCGTTGTGGAGGTCGATGGTGACGGTGCCGCCCGCTGATCCGGTGACGGTGCCCGTCACGTCCCACGTCTGCGAGTGGTACGTGAACAGCAGCGCCAGCCGGTCCCAGATCGCGGTGAGCGAGCCGTTGTAGGCGCGCCAGCGGCGCGTCGTCTCAACGTCTCGGCGCAGCGAGTTGAAGTGGAAGCCCTCGTCGCCGGGGAACCGCTGGAAGTGACGCAGGCAGGACACGAAGTTGCGGCGCAGGCCGGTCTCGAAGTCGCTGATCCCCGCCGCGCCGGCGACGACGTCCCACGTCAGCTGGTCCTCGCCGGAGGTGCGTTCCACGTCCACGAAGCAGCCGAACCCGCCGTTGGTGCTGTTGGCGTAGTAGTCGAACTCGACACCCATCGAGACCAGGCGGTAGTCGGCCTCTGGGATGACCGGTGCCCACGCCGCCGTCGTCTCGATGTTGACCGATGCACCGGAGTACGGGGCCTCCATCCCCCAGCGCACCGTGTGGTTGACCGCGCCGTGCCCGTCGGTCGGCTTGTCGCAGGTGTAGTTCACGAGGAAGAACCCGTTCAGCGCCGTGAGGAAGTCCGTCGCCGTCTCCGTGCAATACACGTCCAGCGTCACGACGTTGTCGCCCTGGACGAGGGTGAACGCCGAGTCGTTGCGGACCATAGCCGCCGAGCAACCCGCCACGGTCGCTGCGAGGTCGGTGTAGGCGACATAGGAGCCCGTCCCCAGGCGCATGTTGAACCCGGCGGTCACACCGGTCGTGTCCCAGTACCCGAAGTAGGCGAGCTGCTTCGTGACCAGCCCGGACTCGGGGATGGACAGGTAGCCGAACAGCCGGTTCGCGGCCGTCGACGCGTTCTGCCCACCGAGGCCTGTGTCGGAGGGGATCATCAGCGACACGAAGACGTCGTTCGCCGCGGACGCGTCGAACTCGTAGGTGACGACGAGGTACGCCTGGACGTGGTTGTACCGGGCGACCGATCCCCAGATGTAGAAGCCCATGCTGATCGACTCGTCCAGCACTGCGGAGCAGTCCCACACGTACCGGAAGAAGTGCGAGCCGTTCTGCGCGGCCTCCGAGATGCCCGACGTGTGCGAGGCCGTCGAGTCCAGCTGCATCGTGATGGTGGAGTCGGTCGTCGACGCGACCCCGGTGGTGCCCTGGACGACGATGTGCTGGCTGCGGTACGTCTTGCTGGCCTCCGGGAGCTCGGTGTCGAGCGCCGGGATCGTTGCCGTGGCAGTGCCGGGCTTGGTGGTGGCGAGCGCACCGACGGGCGCGTTGAGCGGGATGCGGACGGTCTTGACCTGCGTTGTCGAGGTGTCGTCGTACTCGTAGGTGACGTAGAGGGTCACGCAGACGTTGGTGAACGCCGGGGTCGTCATCGTGCTGTCGATGAGGACCTGCGTGTCGAACGTCATCGACGTCCCCGACCAGTTGGTCGTGAAGTGGGACGTGAGGTCCACGGCGTGGTGGACCATCAGGTCCTCGCCCGAGCCGGTGTAGAGGTTCGCGTTCGTGTTCGTCGTGTACCCGGCGGCGCCGAGGCGGCACTGGATCTGACGCGACGTGATGTTGCCCGCTGCCGTGCCCGTGGCCTGTGCGCTGACCTCGGCCACCACGGACCGGAACGTCCTCGTGCCGGTCTCCGGCAGGTACACCGTGATCTGCGTGAGCGTGGTCAACGTGTTGTCGACCAGCGCCGCCAGCGGCGGGTGCGCGAACTCGACCGTCTTGAGCCGGGTCGCCACGGGTCAGGCCGCGGTGATCTTCAGCGTCGGCGCCGGCAGGTCCACAGTGAACGTGCCCGCCGTCGACGTGACGTCACCGGACTCCGTGCAGTACGCGAGCAGCTCGTCCGCCGACGCCGCACCACCCCGCGACTTGTAGATCACCGCGGTGCGGGCCGTGATCGTCGAGGATGGCCACGTCGGGTCCGTCCACGAGATCCGCACCTCGTTCGTCGCTGTGTCGTAGGTCACCGACACGCCCGCGAGGGTCGCCCCGCCGGCGGTGTAGCCGGTGCCCACGACCTCGTTCGTGACGTCGTCGCGGAAGTTGTGGGTGTCCTGGTTCGGGGTGTACGCCGACGTCGCCAGCAGGATCTTGAACGTGTCGGTGTCGAGGTCGATCGCGCCCTTGACCACGTTGGCGAGACCCTCGCCGTACCACTTCCAGGTGCCAGCCATGGCTGTGCCTTCCTACTGCGAGGGAACGTCGGGTGTGTGGCCGTTAGGCCGTCTGCTGCGGGCGGGAGCCGCGGCCACGTGCCACCTTCGGGGCGGCAGCTGCGCGGGCCTCCCCGGCGGCCTTGTAGCCCCGGAGCGCGAGCTGCTCGTCGACCTCGGCCACCCGGTCGGCGCGGCCGTAGCGGGCGTAGCCCTCGCGCTCGACGAGCAGCGCGTCGACGTAGGCGTCCTCCGACTGTGTGCCGACACCGGCGTCGGCGCGCTTCTGCTCGGCGAGCGCGGCCTGGTCGACGAACTTCTCGTCGGCGACGGTCTCGGGGGTCTCGGACATGGCGTGCTCCTGTCAGATCAATGCGAGCTGCTCACCTCCGCCCAGGTGGCGTCGGCGCAGGTTGCAAACGAGGTGGACCAGGCGAAGGTTTGCTGGGTCGTTGGTTCCGCCTTGGCTGACCGGGACCACGTGGTCGAGGCTCGGCGCTAGGGGGTCGGGGTACTCGCGGTCGCGGGCCACGGGCTGTGCGCAGATGCCACAGATCCACTGGTCACGCACGCATATCGACGCGCGCAAGTGGCCGGGTTTGTCATCCTGCCCGGTTCGCGCGCGCAGTTTGCGCTGTAGCGCGTGGGCGGCCTCGTTGCAGCGCTTGGAACAGAAGCGTGCGTCCGACCGCATCTCACTGGGCAGGACCCTCGCGCAGTGCAGACACTCTCGCTGCGGCTTGGCCGCGTCGATCGCTGCCTGGCGGGCGCGGTTCGCAGCCCGTTCTTTGCAGGTGCGGGAACAGTAGCGGCTGCGACGGCGCTGCCCCGGCCGGTACGTCGACGCGCATTCGTCGCATCGGCGTGCATCATCGGTGGCCGACCCCTGCGGCTGGTACCGCTCACGGTGCCACTCTCGGTAGCACTCCTTGCACCATGCCGTGTCGGGCTTCCCCTTGCGCAGGTAGAAGCCCGACACGGGCTTGGTGGTGTTGCAGCGGCCGCACTTCCAGAGCTCAGTCACTCCGCCATTGTGTCAGAACGTCGGAGTTACTAAGGGCTAGAACGCAGGCGTGACCAGGCCAGTTCCGGCGATCTTCTGCGCGTGGCTGACCCGGGTGAACAGGTACGCGAAGTAGGCGTAGACCACGAGGTCGATGCCCAGCGTCTTCGCGTTGGTCTGCTCGGCGCGGATGAGGACCGGGGCGTTCGGGTCCTCCCACAGGTGGGACTCGGTCTGGCTGACGAAGTAGATCTCGTCCTCGTTCGTGCCGGCGCCGAGGTTCGTCGCGATGTTGTTGTCGACGATGACCGGGGTGCCCGACGGCAGGATGCCGCGGAACCCGTTGCCGTAGCGCTCGGCGTAGTTCTGGCCGGCGTTCTGCACGCCCGCACCCGGCTGGCCGAACAGCGGCCAGGTCGAGGTGAGCTGGGACTGCAGCCAGTACCAGCGCCGCGAGTGCATGACCGCGATGACGTCGCCCGGGTGGGCGTTGAGCATCGAGGCCTCGACGGCGGCCGGGCCGGCGAGGAGCTTGGGGTACAGCTCCGCGGCGGTGGGGGTGCCGTCGGTGTAGGCGATCGACGTCGCGACGTTGGTCAGGCCGACGGCGGCCTTGTTGAGGATGATCGAGTCGAGGTTCGCCCGCTGGGCGGAGATGAGGTCCTCGATGATCGTGTCCTCGACGCCGACACCGCGCTCGGACGCCTGGCGGGACACCGTCTGCGAACCGGCCGAGGTGAGCACCGCAGGGGAGAGCAGGGTGTCGTCGGCGTTGGTCTCGGACACGGCCGAGTTCTCCGACGTCTGCTCCGCCGCCGAGGTGCCGGTGGTGAGCTTGCCGATGTTCACCGTCATGCCCACGTCGGGCAGGTCGTGCATGCGCATCGCGTCGGCGAGCGGGCGGTCTGCGCGGGGCAGGCCGGCGAACTGGTCGACGAGGTACTGCGGGACGACGATGCCGGTGAAGGCACCGGTGCCGACGGCGCGGACGTCGAACTGGTCGACGCCTCGCTCGACGCGCTCCTCCTGCGTGTGGCGCGAGATGCGCTCACGCGCGTCGAAGTCGCCCACGAGGGATGCCACGACATCGGCCGCGAAGCCGGTACCGCGCTTGTCGACGTCGGGGTTGTAGGTGCGCTTCTCCGCACCGACGCGACCGACGGCGTCGTAGGCCGGCGCGCGCGTGGCGGCCGGGGTGACGGGGTGGAACTCGCGAGCGAGCGCCGACGCGGCGTCGTCGCGTGCCTTCTCCGCCTCGAGCTCCTCGACGCGGGCGCGCGCCTCGGTGATCTGCGGGTCGAGGGCGTCGCGTGCCTCGATGGCCGAGCGGACTTCGGCCTCGGTGACGGTCGCGCCGTCCTGGGCAAGGGCGGCGCGCAGCGCGGTGAGGCCCTCGGTCTGGGTGGAGCGCTCGGTGAGCAGCGAGGTGAGCCGCTCACGAGCCTGGGCGATCAGCTGCTCGAGAGTCATCTCGGCGGCCTCCGTTTCAGGGTCGAGTGGTGGGCGGCGTGTCGCTGGTCTGGCGTGACGCGCTGGCAGGGCGAGGCGTCAGTGGCGAGCGAGGACGTGCCTGTGACCCGCGTGCCCGGCGGGCAGCGGGAGTCTGGTGATGGGTGGGGTCAGTCGGCGGCGATGGCGAGGTCGAGCATCGAGCGCATCCGTGAGCGCTCCTGCTCCAGGCCTGCCGAGCGGAGCCCGGATCCCGCGGTGTGGGGCGAGGCCCCGTAGCCGACGATCGCGACGTCGCCGCGGTGGATGTCGAAGGCGTCGATGCGGTACTCGGTGTAGTCCGGCGACCAGTGGCCGGCAGTGATGCGGAACATGAACGACATCTCGTCGACGAGGCCCGAGCGCAGTTTGGGCGCGATGTACGCGACGTCGGCGTCGGCCTGGTCGAGTTCGGGGGCGTCGACGAGCAGGCCGTTGTCGTCCTCGCTGAGCAGCAGGGAGCCGTTCGTGGTCCGCGCGATGCGGCGAAGGCTGTCGTGTGCGAGCACTAGAGGGACGTCCAGGTTCGCTCGTGCCAGGCTCTCGGCGGCAGCGCCGGCCGACACGATCTCGGTGTAGGGGCCGTACCAGTCCCACATCTCGTAGCCGCGCTCGTAGACCGAGGCGTAGCCGGTGAAGTGCAGCGACTCGGGCGATGCCTCCGCGGCACGGAGGTTGATCTGCGCCTGGAACGAGGCCCGGTTGGTGCCGATGCCCTCGGACTCCTCGGCCCATCGGCGCTGCTGCGGACGGTGGGACCGCTGCTGCACTCCGGCGGCACGCGCGGACGCGGCGGCGAGCAGGCGTTCGTTCATGCCGGGACTCCTGTCTTGGTGCCAGGTGCGGGCTGCGGGCCCTTGATCTGGGCTTCCTTGGCGATCTGCTCGTCGGTGAGGGGCTCGAGCTCGAGCAGGGCCCGGCCCTCGTCGTGCGTGTAGAGCATCTGCGTGACGCCGAGCGCGATGAGCTCGAGCTTGCCGCGAGCATCCATGCGTAGCATCGCGTCGGTGTTGAGCTTGACGTAGCGCGGCTGCGCGACGAGCTTCGCGGAGAACGTGAGCTCGCGGCGCGTGATGGCCGGGCCCAGGTTCATCGTGAGCAGCTGCAGGTTCCGCTGGGTGACGTTCGCGTAGGTGATCGACCCCGACGCAGTCTCCGCGTCGATCATGTCGCCGGGCACGCCGTAGTAGCGGCAGATGTCCAGCGTGCTCGACTGCATGGCGTCGAGGAACTTCGCGTCCGAAGCTGCACCGGCCGCCGGCTCGTACTCCCAGTCGTTGCCGTGCACGAACACGTCACGGTCCTGCGTCGCGACCCTGAAGCGGTCCTTCATGACCTGCGCTTCACCGGCGTCGATGGTCTGCGCCTTGTTCTTCAGCGTCCCGGTGGGGAAGCCGCCGGCGAACCAGTCGAGGGCGAACTGCTGCGCCGAGAGGTAGTGCGAGGTCGTCCACTGCGCGTAGGCGACGGGCGACAGGCCGATGGGCAGGCCGGAGACGGGGAACTGCCGCTCGTGCCAGACCTGCGCTCGCGGGATGACCTTGTTGTCGCGCAGGTACTCCCACGAGCCGTCCTTGCCGCGCCGCACCTTCCACTCGCCCACGTCGCTGAGCTCGATCATCGCCGGGCGCCCGGCCCCATCTGTCGCGACGATCTGCCCGAAGACGTTGCCGTACCGGTCGAGGTCGAACTGCGAGGCGTAGAGCCACTCGTGCCACTGGAAGTCCCCAGACGGCGTCGAGAAGACCGGCGGCTTGGGGACCGGCACCGCGCGGCCAGCGACATCGCGGAAGACGTCGAGGGGCAGCGTGGAGATCAGGTCGGCCCGTAGGCGCAGGCACGCCCACACTGCGCCGGAGCGCAGCGAGTTGGGTGGCGTCGCGCTGACGACGCCACCACTCGAGGTGCGCGCGGGCGCACCGAGCGATGACAACGAGGTGGAGCGCTGGGTTCGAAAGAGCAGGCTCATCGGCTACCTCGGGTGAGCGCGAACGACCCCGCGATGCAGAACCCGCCGAGCACCGCGAGCGCGCCGGCCAGCCCGAACGCCAGCCACCCGGCCGCCGTGAGCAGCGCGGCGCCGGCGACCTCGAGCGAGGTCGTCACGATCGTCACCACGGGCACCGCGCGCTGAGTCCTGGCCATCGCACGTCCCATCAGTAGGCGCTCCGGAGGAGCTCGTCCTTGGTCAGCTGTCGTGGGCCCGTCGAGTGCGCCCACAGCGCCACGGTGGCGGCGTACAGCGGCGTGATGTCGACCGTGGCCTTCTTGCGCGCCCACGCCCAGCCGTCGCCTACGTCGCGCTTCTTCGCCCCGAGCACGGCGTCGAACAGCGCACCCTCGTCGCGGTGGCGCAGGTCGCCGGCCTCGACCAGGTTGTAGAACCGCTGGCAGGCCTGCACGAGCTCGCGGGCCTTGATCTGGGTCACCCCGACGCCGGCCTTCTCGAGGCCGACGAGCAGTGCCCCAGCCGGGCCGGACGGGTCGAGCGCCAGGCCCGGCAGGGAGTCATGCGCGGCGAGCAGCTGCGCGGCACGCGCCGGCACCCAGTCGGTGCCCTCACGCGAGTCGACCACGGCCACGTGTGGCAGCCCGTCGGCGCGGACGCCGGCGATGCCGATCGTGGCGCGTTGCCCGTCCGGGGCGACGTCGAGGGCGAACGCGACCCGGCCGACTGCGGCCGACTCGAGGTCCGCGCACGCCAGCCACTGGGCCTCGGTGAACACCGCGGCGTCGGCATCCTCCCCCGGTGGGTCCCACCAGCCGAGCGTCTCCCGGGCGTACTCCTCGACCGGCATCGTGCGCCGGTCGTCGCGGAGCGTCTCGAGCGTGATCCGTCGCCCGAGCGCCGGGTTGCTGCGCCGCAGCCGGTCCTCGTCGTCCAGGGCGCAGCCCTCGGCGTCGACCCGGTGCGCGCAGTCCGACGACGCGCAGCCGCCAGGCTCCGCGTCGGACGCCCACTCGAACCAGGCCAGCGACTCGTCAGCGCCGTCGCGGCCACGGTCACGCTGCGAGCGCCACACGTGCGAGTCCGCCATGCCGGCCGACCCCGCGAACACCAGCTGCGGGTCAGCGACCGCGCGCAGCGTCGGCACCAGGGCACCCATGTGCATCGCCTTGAGGTACATCGCCTCGTCGAGCACGACCCTGTTCCCCGTGAGGCCGCGGCCGCCGCCCTTCGTCCGGGCCTTGAACTTCAGCCGCCGATCACCGGTGAGCTCGATCGCCTCGTCGCCGTTGCCGCGGTGGATCTGATGCACCTCGCGGTCCAGGTCCGGCGTGGACTCGATCAGCTCGCACATGTCGCGAAACGCCTCCTGGGCGGTCCCGAACTCGTGCGCCGACCAGACGATCAGCCGCTCCTCGGTGACGTAGAGCCACCCGAGGGCCATCTGCTTCAGCGACCCGGTCTTCAGGTTCTGGCGTGGTGCGCAGACGCCAATGTCGCGGGCCGCCGAGCGCGAACCGCGCACCGCGAACGTCGCATCCAGGATCAACTGCTGCTCAGGGTCCGGCGGCAGGCCGGCCATGGCCGCGACCTCGCCGACCTCCGGGCCGAGCGTGTAGTCGTACTCCGGCACCCACGAGAACAGCGGCCGGACCAGGTCAAGCGTGGCGCTTCTCGTCACGCTGCCGCCTCACCCGGTCGAGCTCGGTCTCCGCCCGGCGCGCACCGCGGGTGGCGTTCGCCAGGGTCTCGCCGAGGGTCTTCACCGCGGACGACAGGCCCGAGCCGGTGTCGATGCCGAGGTCGATACGTGCGGCCAGCGCCAGGGCAGCGCGACCGAGCGCGGTGTTCTCCCGCTCGGCGTCGACGAGCTCCTCGAGCGTCGCGGCGTACACCGGGCCGCCGGCGACGGTGGCCGGGTCCTCGACCACGTCGGCTGGGGCGACCGGCAGCACGGTGACCAGCGACTCAGGCACGCCCTTCGCGCGGCGCTTCGCAGCGTTCGCGCGGCACGTCGAGTCGCAGTATCGAGCCCTCGGGTTGCTCGAGCTCAGCGGCTTCGAGCACGCAGCGCAACGTCGGACGGCCATGATGGACCTCCTCGGTCAGCGCTGCCCTTCGCGTGTGGGGAGGGAACTTTTTTCACGACTGCGGGGTCGCGCTCGGTCAAGGTCAAAAACTCACCACGCCCGCTCGGGGCGCGTGAATGGGCGCTCGACGGGCGCGCGGCGCGCTCGAGCCCCCGCGTTGCGCTTGCGGGCGCCGTCGGCGCGGTTGCAGTCGCGGTGCTCGGGCCCGGTCCAGCCGGTGCGGTCGTCGGTGTGCCCGAGGTCCCAGGGTTCGGGCGGGACGATCGGCTCGCCGCAGCGAGCGCACGCGATGCCGCCGCGAGCGACGATCGGTTCGAGGCGCTTGCGTTCGGCCTTGTGCTTGGCGTCGTAGCCGCGCTGGGTGGTGGTGCCGTTGGTGCGGGGCATCGCCACCTCCGGACATGACGATGCGCCAACAGGATCCGGGTGGATTCCACTGGCGCAAGCGCAGCATACCGCGATGGGCGTGACAGGCTGTCAAGCACTGGAGTCCCGTGCGTGTCGCAGGCGGAAGGCTGCACCCGCGTCGTAGCGGTTGCCGAGCCGGGCGACCTTGCCTCGGGCGTACCACTGCCGGAGTGTGGCGGAGGGGATGCCCAGCGCTGCGGTGATCGCTTCGGGATAGCCCCACACGGTGACGCGCTCATCAGCGAGTGCGACGAGCAGCAGTCGCTGAGCGGTCCAGGTGGTGCCGCAGTCGGGGCAGTCGATGTCGGTGTGCAGGTCGAGGCGGCCGTCGTCGTGGCGCTCGATGGTGAGCCGTCGTGCGCAGGGCTCGCCGTCGTCGAGGTCGGCGGGGCAGGGGATGCCCCAGCCGTCGCGGCGTTCGCGGCCCGGGTCGAGCGCGCGCAGGACGCCGAGGGCGCGGCGTACCTGGTCGACGAGCTGCTCGATGCCGAACGTGGGCTCGTCGCACATCCAGTCCACCTGTGAGCGCAGGAAGCCGATGACGCCCGCCAGGGTGGCTCGCGCCTGCGTAGCGCCGGGTCGCGTGTTCGACGCGCTGCGCAGGCTGCTGGCGACGCCGTAGGGCGCGTAGCCGCGGTCCTCGCGCACGGCGCGCTCCCACGACTCGAGCATCGCGAGCAGCGGGACCGTGGAGGACGGGTCGCCGGGCTCGAGACGTACCGCGATGAGCTCGGGGTCGATGCGTGCGACCTCGAGCGGGGGTCGCGAACCGGGGTGCGGTCGTGACCCGGTGCCGGTGGTGCGCGAGGCGAAAGGGTCGGGCATCGTCGCGGCGAGGGCGACCAGGTCGAGGATCTGGCCGAGGTCGACTCTCATGCCGTTGCGACACGGTCCGCACACGTGGCCCTCGGCGAGGGTGCGCTTGCGACCGCGGCGTGCGCAGAGCACGCACTGGTGGTCGTCGCTCATCAGCCAACCTCGTCGTCGATGCGGCTCTTCGCGTGCGTCTGCCAGGCGTCATGTGGCATCGGTTGGTCAGTACCTTCTTCGTCAGTTCGTCCGTCCGTCCGTTCGTGCGACTCGCTACACCGACTCGCTATAGCGATCGCTTGACCGATGCTCACGAGGCCTCGCTCTCGGGTCGCTGCCAGCAACCGCAGTCCTTGCCGTGCCATCGCTGGCAGTTGGTGCGTCGCGCGCCCTGCTTCTGCAGCTCGCGCTTCACCTCGCGGACGACGGAGGTCTCCTGGCGCAGGTTCCAGTTCCGGATCACGTAGGCGCCGGCCTCGGCGTGCTCGAACAGGCCGACGTCGACGAGCAGGTCGGCGAGCTTGGGGGTTCCGTGGACCATCGGCAGGACGAGCCGCGGGATGACGCCGTCTGAACCCTGGCCGCCCGACCACCCGAGTGCGCAGATGTAGAGGGTGAACGCTCGGTGCCCATTGGGTCGCGAGAGCAGGTCGAGCACCTTGTCGTGACTCGAGATGTTCGCGTCGAGTCGTACCCAGGGCAGGGCCATCAGGTCGCCGTCTCCTTCATGTCGTTGCAGTGCGCGAGCAGGTCGGCGGCGACGCTCGCGCGGTGGTCGAGTGGCCGCAGGGGCCCGTGCCATCCACAGGTGCAGGTGCCGCGAGCGCCGCGGGTGTAGCCGCCTTCGTTGACGAGCTCCTGGTCGGTTGCGTGGGTCTCGGTGAAGGTGCTCACGGCGTCTCGAAGGTGACGTTGCAGAGCCGCTCGTCCCACTCGGCCTCGGACTCGGTACGGCCGGCGTGCAGCGCCGCGCGGGCGCGGGTCTGCAGCCAGAGGCAGTCCTTCGCAACGGCGGCACGGGTGGTCTCGTCCTCGTGGTCGATGTCGCCCGCGAGGAAGTCGAGGACGCGCATGGCGGCCGCCGCCTCTCCGATGTTCATGACGCCACCTCGTGGTCGTCGAGCGTCCAGACCGGCCGTCCGCCGACCCACACGGTTCCGCCGGCGATGATGTGGACGCCGGACAGGTGGGGCAGGGTCGCCTCCTGGACGCACCATTCACGGGTGGCGAGTGGGCAGCGTGCGCAGTAAGCGAACGCGTCCTCGACCTGCGGGGCTATCCAGCGGCTGAGGCGGCCGTCGCGGGATACCTCGCGGTGGCTGCCGAAGCTGATGTCGAACAGTCCCTCGGGTGCTTGCGCGCAGGGCCCGGGCTCGGGTGGTGCTGGTACGCGGGATGCGAACACGGCCTCTGGGCGAGGTGTGGCGGCTCCCGAGCGCCGCGCGGCGAGGGCGACGGCGTTCTTGGAGATGCCGAGCCTGTTGGCGATCTGCTCGTTGGTGAGGCCCTGGTCGCGCAGTTCCTTGACCTGTCCCTGACGGTCGATGCGGCTGGGTGGGTATGCGTCGAGCCGGCTCTGGCTCTGGAGGAGGTTGGCGTAGCAGTTGTGGCAGAGACCGCGTGCGGCGTTGGTGGTGTGCGTGTCACATCGGCGGCACGTGATCTTGCTGCGCTGGGTGGTTCTCACCGCGGCCCCACCCACTGCCACTGCCGTCCGGGGCGTCCGGCGTTTCCGCCGCGGACGTCGTCGTTGACCTCGTTCCACCCGAGTGAGCGCAGGACGCCCTTGGCGGCGAGGGCGGAGTAGGTGGCGGAGAGCATCCGGGGGCGGACGGTGAGGCCGTGCGCGTTGCTGAGGGCTGCGCGGACGCGGTTCGGGGACACGATGCCGTCGTGGTCCATTGCGTCGGCCATGATCGCGGCGGTGATGGTGCGGCGGTCGTGGTCGGCGAGCGGGTGGGGGTCGTCGGCGACGGCGGTGAGGAGGTCCAGCTGCTCAGTCATCGTCGTTCACCGGCCGCTTCGTGGCGCGGAGCAGTCGCGTGGGCTGGTTGTCCCACTCGACGGGACCCCCCCCGATGGGCGGCGCATGATCCACCAGCCGTCGGGGGACTGCGACCACACGGACCACACACGGTCATCGCGCAGGGCACCCTTGGGCTTCTCGAGCACCTCGACGTTGCTGCCGAGCGTCGGGGCCCTCATGTCGCACCCGCCTCGTGGGCGTCGAGGTAGGCGTCGAGCACCCGGCGCGGGAGTGTGCCGCGGGTGGGGCAGTCGACGCCGTTGGCGGCGGCCCAGGCGCGGACGGTCTTCGCGTCGTATGCCGGCGGCTCGGCGACGGCCTCCTCGGGCTCGATGAGGCCGGCCTTGATGCGGGCGGCGTGGAGGAGCTGCTCGTAGTGCTCGACCTCGGCGACCGCGGCACGGTGGTGCTCGGCCTGGATGATGCGCTCGGCGAGGATGTCCAGCCATGCGGCGGCCTCGCGTGCAGCTTCCTGCACGTCCTCGTAGTCGTGGGCGGTGCCGGCGGCGATGAGCGCCGCCGGGTCGGTGAGTGGGGCCGCGTCGCCATCGATGGGGGTGTCGTCGTCGGGCTCGGGGCCGTCCGGGTCGGTGTCGAGCGTGTCGCTGTCCTCGGGGGTGACGATGGCGAGGTGCGCGCCCTCGGTGAGGTACCGGTAGGTGCCGTCGTCTGTGCGGGCGTAGCCCTCCTCGGTGGCGAGGGCGTCGATCTCCTCGGGGGTCCAGTCGGTCTCGACCTCGATGACCTGGATGGTGAGGCCGTTCTCGATCTGGCGCAGCACGGTGCTGCCGGGTGCCTTGGTCATGACTGGTCCTCCGGTTCGGGAGCCCACTGCGGGGCGTGGGGCTGGTGGCGGTCGCGGTCGGCGGCCTCGTCGATGTCGCGGTACCGGGCGAGGCGGTCCTCGTGGCCGTGGAGCTGCTCGAGGAGGGCACGGTTCTCGGCGCGCAGTGCGGCGATGGTCTGGGCGAGGTCGTAGCGGGTGGGTGCGTCGGCGGTGCAGACGGCGCGGTCGGTGGGGTACACGGGCGGGAGGTCGGCGGCGGTGTAGGTGATGAGGTCGGTCATCGCGGCCACCCGGTGCGTTCCGCGAGTGCCATGCCGAGGCAGATGCCCGCGAAGAGCACGAGCCCGGCTGCGGCACCGACGGCGAACGACCGCAGCGCGAGGCGGGTCATGGTGTCGTCTCGATCCCGTGCTCGGCGGCGAGGCGGGCCAGGTAGTGCGTGGGCAGCACCGACACCCGGTCGACGCCGTCGTATGCCGTCGCGTCGAAGGTGGCCCGGTCGGACTCGTCGCAGGCCCCGAGCACCGCGTCGGCGAACGCCCGCAGACGGTCCCGCTCGGCGAGCAGGTCCGTCCACGCACGCGTCTCGGCGGGGTGCTTGCAGTCGGGGCAGCACTTCCCATACCCGGATGGCCTGTGGTGCCAGCGCAGGCAGCGGGACAGGGGCGAACCGCACCCGTCGCAGAGGTCAGCCGACTCCTGGAGCCGCGTGATCTCAGCCTCGGCAGCGAGGTGTGCATCCACGGCGACGGCCAACTTGCCGCGGGCTCTGTCGCGCTCCAGCGCCACGCCCACCAGTGCGCGGCTGCACGCTCCGTGCGGGTCGTCGGGCGACGGGGCGGGTTCGTCCCGCATGGGACTCGGGGCGTCCTCCGCCCCGTCGCCGTTCATGGGTCGGGCGATAGCGGCAGTTTCGCGGACCAGTTGGCAGGGCTCGCCCGCGTCACACTGTGAGCACTGGATCACGGTTACGTCGTCCTCGGCGGCTAGGTGTGCTTCCTGGGCAACGTCCAGCGCGGCGCGCAGCGTCCCCTCCATGTCGACGTCGCTCACGTCGTCCCCCCGATGTGGCGGAAGATGGCGACGCGGATGTCCTCGCGTTCCACGGACGGTGTCGGCGCAAAGTAGAGGGCGACGATGTCGCGTGCGAACGCGAGCAGGTCTTCCTCGGGGACGACCGCTGCCGCCAATCGGGACTCGGCACTACTGGTTCCCATCACGCCTCCTTGGGTCATGTCACGGATGACGAGGGCGTCTGCGATGGCCTGCCCCCGCTTGATCTGCAAGACGGTTATGGCCGTGCGGTCCTGGTGCGTGATGGTCAGCGCGTCAAGTCGCGCCGCCTCCGCCCCCACCGCTTCGGCGGCTGCGGCCAGGGCGAGCGGCCACACGACAGCGACAGCGGCCTCGGCCTGCTCGATGCACCCGTCACGGAACTCGTCGTCACGTGTGCCCGTCGCGTTGCCCCCAAGGGCGGCATTGGTGGGCCAGTCCTCGCCCGGTTCGAGCATCGCCAGCACTCGCGCCACGGCCTGGACGGCCTCATCCCGCGCGGTCACCACCGGTTCGCCTCGTCGTGTGCGGCGTCGGCGTCGTCCCATTCCGCCAACGTCCGGTCGGCGTGCCCACCCAGCGCAGCGAACACCGCGAGGCAGGCAGCACCGAGCAGGGCGAACACCAGCAGCGCGATGACGGCGGTCATCGGTCCCCCTCGTCGTTGTCGCGGTCGATGCCGAGGCGGATCTCCCGGCGGATGCGGTCGGTGATGTCGGCGTTCACTCGGTCACGTCCGGGATCTCACCCAGCGCCAGCGCCATGTGCTCGATCAGCCGGGACGCCTCAGCGCGGGTCAGCTGGTTGCGCGTCTCGACCTCGCGGCCGATCACCCCGGCGACGAAGGCGAGCGCGGCGTCGCGGTCGGTGATGCCGAGGTCGCCCATCTGCGCGGCGATCTTGGTCATCTGCTCACGGGACAGAACGTCCTCGACGACCGCGGGCTCGTCGTCGAGCGGCGGCTCGTCGTGCTCCTGCTCGGGCGCCGGCGGCGCGTCGACCCGCTCGACCTTCGCCACGGTGGCCGCGCTCGCCCGACGCGCCGTGCGCTTCTTCGTTGCTGCCGGCAGCGGCACGACGTCGGCGACCAGGTCGTCACCGTCGACGAGCTCCTCGATCGAGTACGGCGACAGGCCCAGGATCGCGTCGGACGCGATCAGCCGGCACAACTCGGAGGTGGCGCGGGCGACGAGCATCGCCTGCGGCTGCGCCTGCCAGTTCTTCTTGCCCGTCAGGCCGAGGCGCTTGGCGCGGTCGATAGTCCACGTTGAGCGCTGCTCCTGGGTCGAGCCGCGGCGCAGGCCCGCGACGATCGCCCGGGTCTCGGTCGACTCGACCACCCACACGTCGTGTCCCTGGGACTGCACGATCGCGCGCAGCGTGTTCGCCCGCGGGGCCGCGGTGCCCTGGATGACGTCGAAGGACCGCAGCGCGGCCATCGGCTGCAGGCCGACCTCGATCCCGGCGAGGATCGCGGCCGTGGCCTCGTCGGGCTTGCCGCGGAAGCCTTCCGGCACGAACGACGTGCGGACCAGCGACACCGCGATCTCGTGCGCGGCCGCGGCGGACTGAGCCCACTCCATCAGCGCGCCAACAGCAACCGACGGGGCAGGGGCGACTGGTGCAAGCGACTGCTCGCGGCGTATCTCGAGCTCGGTCATGCGGACTCCTCAAGTCGGGGCGGGGTGAGCGCGTCGCCGACGTAGCCGCGCGCGGCCTCAGCGGCACGCGCGACACGTGCGATGTGCCTGAACTCCGTGAACTGCACAGGGCCGGCCTCGATCGGCACGAAGTCGTAGCCGTCGGCGCGGACGTGGATGACGTAGCAGCCGGCTACCTCGGGCATCGGCTGCTCGGTGCCGTCGTCTGCGATGAAGAACTCGGCGTAGCGGTAGGCCGCGAGCTGGAACGCGGTGTCGCCGTATACGCCCGACCGGTTGGTCTTCACATCGGCGAGAACCTGGCCGATGCCGGGCACCTCGCAGATCAGGTCGAGGGTGCCCGCGTAGCCGACGGTGTAGTTGACGACGGTGCGCTCGACGAGCACGGGCTCGATGCGCCAGTCGTCGAGGAACCGGACGTAGGACTCAACGTGGCCCGCGAGCTCGTCAGGGACCTCGACCTCGACGCCCTGCACCAATTGCTCGGCGAGCGCGTGGACGGCGGTGCCGCGGTTGGCGGCGGCGTCGCGGTCGGCGTAGGGCGAGCCCTTGAGCGTCTTGAGCCGGTCGGCGACGTTCTCCTCGGCGAGCACGTCCCAGTGGTTGACCGCGTACTCCGCCACGGACTTGATGCCCCAGCCGACGAGCGCGGGCTTGGGGAGGCCGTTGCCGATAAGCGTCGTGACGCCCGGGACCTTCAGGCCGTTGGCGTCGACGTACCAGTGGGTGGCGCGCCCGTAGGAGCGGCCCTCCTTGCGGCTGATGGGTGCGGTGAAGGCGGTCATGACGCCACCTCGATCGCCCACCACGACGCGGTCACGGGCACGTCGTCGATGTGGCCGGTGCAGAACAGCGTCGACCCGCTCCCGCTGGTCACCTCGGCGACCGCTCCGACGGCGATCGCCCACGAGACCGTGGTCGCGCCGCGCGCGGGGTAGACCTTGATCCCGTCGAGGGAGTCGATCTCGAGGCGGACGTCGCCGGAGACGCCGGCGTCGCCGAGGGCGCGCACGACGAGCGCGGCAGCGGTGTGGACGCTGGCGAGGGAGGTCATGCGGCCCTCCGGATGGCTCGGGCGGCGCGACGGGCCGCGTTCACTCCGGGGCGACGCGCCTCGTCGGAGAGGCGCTTGCAGGTGCGGCAGTTCCTGGTCCCACGACGGTCGACGTAGACGTTCTCGTCGCTGAGGGCGTGTCCGTGCGGGCAGTGGGTGCGAGGGGCGCAGCGGCTGCTCCGCTGGGTGTTGACGCGGGACGTGACCGGGTCGAGGTGCCACGGGTTCACGCAGCGGGTGTTGCGGCAGAGGTGGTCGAGGTGGAGGTCGCCGGGGAGCGACTCGACCAGTGCCTCGTATGCAAACCGGTGGGCCGGCCGCGATGTGCCGTCGAACGCGAACACGCCGTAGCCGTCGGGGTTGATCGAGCCGTGCCACGTCCAGCAGTCCTCAACGGACTCGGTGTCGCGTTCCCCGCCGACCTTGATCCAGAAGCGCTCGGCGACGGTGAGGTCGAGGACCTTGAGGAAGGTGGCGCTTCGGAGGGGGTCGGTGTTCCGCCGGCGGCTCATGACCATCGCCCCGTCCGCAGCTGCTGGCGCATCTCGGCGTCGCGCTCACGCCGCGCCCACACCTGGCGGCGCGCGTTGCTCGCGGCGTACCGCTCCTGACGGCGGCGGTCCACGACGAGGACACGGCCGCCGAGCACGACGACGAGCAGCGACACCAGGCCGAGGGCAGGGTGCACGGCGCCGGCGGCGACGGCCCAGAGCAGGCCGGCCGCGATGAACAGCCACTCCGGGCCGAGGCGGTTCACGCGGACACCTCTGCGCGCCAGGCGTCCATCGCGCGGGTGTAGTCCTCGCACTGCTGGATCCGCTGCGCCCAGACGACGGCGTGCTGCTTCGCGTGCTTCATCGCCCACTCGAGGGCGGTGGGGTTGTCGTCGACGAGCCACGTCGCCGTCAGGTGCGCCTCGTGGTCGATGCGTGCGGACAGTGCGTCGCTGTCACGCCACGGAACCGGCGTGAAGTCGTCGAGACTGGCTCGGGAAGTGGTCATGGCTAGACTCCTTGTCGTTGTCGTGAAGCCCGGTCTTGCTGTGAGAGGCGGCCGGGCTTCCGGCTGTTCGGGGGACCGGCCGGGGTCACTGACGGGGGATGCAGCGACCCCGGCCGGAGATCAGGAGGCGCGTCTGCTGCGGAACTCGTCGCGCTCGGTGTGCACGTAGTTGTCCCGCGGCGCGAGGGCATGGATCGTGTCGCGCTCGAGCTCCTCGGCTTCGGTGCGTGAGCCGGCCGCGTGCCACACGTCGATGTGAGTCACGGCGTCGCCGTAACGCCTCTCGTGATGACGAGTGCGAGACAGCCAGTCCGAGGTCATGCCGACATAGAGCGGCACGTCGCCGTTGTCGCCCGACCACACGATGTAGACGGCGTGCGGTCGGTCGTTGAGGTGGCGGAAGTGGAACTCCCGGCGGTGGCCGCTCACGCCGACCGCCTCTCCGCGTGCCCGCAGTCCTGGCCGGCGAGCCATGCGTCGAGGCACTCGGGGCGGATCGCCCACTTCCCGCGGGCCTTGCGCTGGGAGCCGTGCAACTGCCCGGACTCGAGGGCGCGCCAGAGCGTCGTGGGGTGACGGCGCGCGTAGTCGCAGGCCTCCGCCACGGTGAGGTAGGCGGGGCTCATGCCACCTCCCGGCCGGGAAGGAGTGAACTCACCGAGACGTCCAGCCACGCGGCTGCGCGCTCGAGCTCTTCCACGTCGAAGGGGTGCTCTCCGCTCAGCCGGCGGCCGATCGACTGAGGACTCAGGCCCACCGCGGCGGCCAGTTCCGCCTGAGTGCGGCGCTGTCTCGCCATCTCTGCTCGGACCTCAGCTGCCACTCGCTCAGCGATGGAGGATGCCATGCAGCATTGTCTACCCGCTACCGCATGAACGTGTCAACCACCCGGCTCTGGTGTTTCTTACCCGGTGGGCGGTACCGTCCCTCCATGGCGACTAGACCAAGCGCTCTGACCATCGCGATCGCGGCTGAGATCCGTGGCCGGATGGCCAAGAAGCGTGTCTCGCAGAACGAGCTCGCCGACGCCATGACGCGTTCGCAGTCCTACGTGTCACGGCGTCTCATGGCGGAGCCGGACCATCCGTTCGACGTGGATGACCTGGCGGCGGCCGCGCAGCTGCTCGGCACGACGATGTTCGCGATCGTCAGCGCTGCCGAGCAGGAGATGCGCGGAGGCGATGAACTGTCGGACCGGCGTGGTCGACTCGCATCGCCCAGCACTGCCCACCCCGCCGCGGCCTACCCGAGCGACGACGGGATCCCGCCTACCGCAACCGAGGACGACTTCACCACCTGAGACCTGGGGGGACCTGGTGTACGACCCGCACGAGCATGCCGACCGGCTGAACATCACCGTGATCTACGACGACAACCTGCCCGACGATCGGTGCGGGGAGTACCGCTTCGATCACGGCGTCGTCGTCATCCGGCCCGACCTGGGCCGGGTGCGAGAGCGGTGCGTGCTCGCTCACGAGATCGTCCACTGGGAGCAGCAGGACTACCTGACAGGCGATGCGCGTCTCGACGCGAAGATCGAGCGCAACGCCGACCTCGTCGCCGCGCGTCGCCTCATTGGGCGCCCCATCTCGTCCATCGCGGCTGGCGTCGCCGACAACCTGTCCGTCCTCGCCCGCGAGCTCGACGTCACACCGCGGATCCTCCGCGTCTACCTCGAGGCCGGCGAGCACCACCGCTTCGTCTGCGGCTTCGTGGCCTGAGCCATGGCATCCGCCCGCAAGCTCGCCTCCGGCCGCTACCAGGGGCGCTACCGCGACGCGAAGGGCCAGGAGCGCACCCTTGGGAAGACCTACGCCCACAAGGCCGAGGCGCTGCGCCTGGCGGCCGAGGAGGAGGCGAAGTCGCGCAGGGCCGGCTACCGAGACCCCAACGCGTCGCGCCAGACGTGGGGGCAGTGGTGCGCGCAGTGGTGGCCCACGCGGGCCGTGGAGGCCTCGACGATCCGCACGGACACGGGGCGCCGCGATCGCTACCTGATCCCGAAGTGGGACGCCGTGCCACTCGCGGAGATCACCCGGCAGGACGTGCGCGCGTGGGCTGCGGAGCTGCGACTCCCCCAGGTCGACGACGACGGCGCGGTGCGCACGCCGCCCGGGCCCTCGACGGTGCAGCGCATCGTGACGCTGTTCTCGGCGTCCCTGTCCGCCGCGGTCGACGCGGAGATCCTGCCGGCGAACCCAGCGGCTCGACTGCGCCTCTCGACGGCCTCGCAGGGCGCCGAGCGCTACCTCACGCACGAGGAAGCACAGGCCGTGCTCGAGCAGCTCGACGGCGAGGATCGGCGCGCCGGCCTCCTTCTGCTCGGCACGGGCCTGCGCTGGGGTGAGGCCGCGGGCCTGCACATGTGGCGCGTCGACCCCGTGCGGCGCACGCTGCTCGTCGCCGAGACGTGGGTGCCGGAGGCGCACGCGATGAAGGGGTACCCGAAGGGCCGGCGCATCCGGCACGTGCCGGTCCCCGACTGGTTGCTCACCGAGATCGCGAAGTCGCCGAAGGCGCTGACCTGCCCGCACGAGCACGCGACCGGGCGGTGCCGCTCGGGACTGGTGCTGTCCTCCCCGGGTGGTCAGGTGATGGACGGGTCGGCGTTCCGCAAGGCGTGGGCGGCGGCGGTGAAGGCCGCCGGCATCGGCCACGCCCGGGTGCACGACGCTCGCCACACCTACGCGTCGTGGCAGATCCAGGGCGGGGTGTCGCTCGCGGAGGTCGGTCGGCTGCTCGGGCACGTGTCGCCGCTGACGACTCAGCGGTACGCGCACCTGGCTGAGACGCCGAGCGAGCGGGTGCTCGCGGCGCTGCCCGACCCAGTCGGGCGTGCCACATCCGTGCCACAGCGTGGCGCTATCTGAGGCCAGCGCATTCTAGGCATGGACAGCCGAAAGTAGTTGTTATGCAAGGGGTCTCGGGCCTCGACGCTGGCCGCTGCTAGGAGACGCTAGCAGGCTGGCACGCTCTTTTAATCCGCGGGTTCTGGGTTCGATCCCCAGGCGGCCCACCAACGCGCAAGGTCAGAGACATGTTGATCTTGCGCAGCCAGTCCTTGACCCAAGTAGGTGACCCAAGTTGAGCATGCGACGAAGCTACCTACGAAGCACCAGACCTAGAAGTCCACGCTGCGCGACCCCGAGGTCGAGTTCGACGCCCGCCGGAGGATGTTCTTGGTGACCTCGTCGCGGAACAAGCGAGGCCGGCCCCGCAGCAACGGGAACCGGCCTCAGTCCCTCGCCCGACTGCACCGGGCGGAGACAGCGTCCATGATGCCACCGCGAGGCGTGTCGTCGAACTGGTAGTAGTCGGTGCCGTCCTCTACCCTTGGAGGTGCACGACGCAGCGACCATCCAGGTGCCCGAGCACGTGGGCTGCGGCTCGACCCCACTGCCGACGACTGGACGGCGAACCTCTGCTCGGGTCAGGGGCTTGTTCGCCGTCGCTCGGAGCAGTCAGATGGTCGAGTCGATCACCGACTTCATCAACCAGCACGGGGCGTCAGCCGCTTGGGCGTTCGTCCTCGTGCGGTTCATCACCGGCTACTGGAGCCACCGCATCGCCGTGGTCCACGCTGACCTGCAGCGTGACATCGCCCGCATCGAGGCTGAGCAGCCTGGGCGCGGCGGCTGATCAGCCAGTGAGGCCCAGCGCGTCGAGAAGATCCTCAGCGTCGGGCTGCGTCTCGACAGCCGAGCGCAGTCGGCTCACGTGCTCGTCGGTCACGTCGCGGTCAGGGATCTGATCGAGCTTCCCCGTGAGACCCCAGCCCGCAGTGAAGGTGTTGGCCATGCGTCTCACCATGGCGCGAGGCGATCAGCAGCGGCGCAGCTCGGAGCCAGTTGCCACACTCGAACTCGTGCATGTGGTTGCGTACCGCGTTGCGGAACGCCTGTGGCGAGAAGGTCCGAGCTCGGAACCTTGGCGTGGACGATGGCAAGGCCCTCGACGAACCAGGCGATCTGCACGCTGGTTGAGGTCAGATGTTCAGGCACTGCTCCTTGGCCATGCATGTGGCGAGCTGAGGTCAGTGGCTGTGGTTCCGGTAGTAGCCACACGTACACGCGGAGCATGGCTACGGTCGCGCTCGGAGGTCCCTCGTCGCGCGGATCTTGAGCGATGGCAGGTAGAGCACCGACGCGATCTGGTGGCTCTGGGGACCTCTGTGGACCTCGACCGAGCGAGCCCGTCAGCCTGAACAGCCCGCCCGGTCGAGGAGTCGTGGGCTACAGCG